ATTCTTCAGGAAACTTCCGCTATTACCACTAAACCCTTGGATGTTTCCTGAAGAATCTATGGATGGTCTTACTGTTGCATTTGTTGCGGAAGAAAGAACAGTTGTCGGAAGCATATAAGCCATCATTTTGACAGCATAGACATCATTTGGAATCGGTCTTAAAAAAATCTGTTGTTGCCAAACCATGATGTCGCGAGGTCTTGATGCGACATAAGGATGGTAGTGAGCGTTGATATTAACTGCATCTGGTGGAGTATTTGCAAAGGTAATTGAAACCGCACCAGTTAAATAGTCTATAGTGCCAGTTCCCCCAAAAGTACCTGTAAGAGTACCAGGATTAACAAAGAACTGTTGTGAAGGCAAGTCAAGAGGTATCGGTTGATCTGTATCAGTAAATGTTTCTAAACGAGGAGATGGGTTTCCATCTTGATTCGGTTGTAATCCGATTACAACGGTACCTTGCTGCACTGGTGTTTGAGTTAGGGTAAATGTGTATGGTCCCACCCCGGTCGATGTAGAGGTCACCGAAATTGCAGCATCAATAAAGTTCAGTTCAGGCCAAATTCTATAAAAGATGTTTGGAGACTGATAAAAGGCAAATTGGTAATTATCTACATATACAGGGTCATAGATTTGGATGACATTTTGTGGGATTGAATAGGTTCCACAATTAGGTAGAGTCGTAAAAGTGTAAAAATCTCGAAGTCTCAAACTTCTGAGATCTTCAGGCATATCATATAGATAATAATCGTTGATATAATCATCGATAGCACTAGGATTTGATATGCTGATCTCACCTACAGACGTATCTGGAAGCTGAGTAGTATCAAATTTACCTGTGATTTTCCTAATTGTGTAACGTAACCTATTCAGGTCCCACGTGGTGCTCATAATATTCCTTTAAGCTGCTATGCTCTCAACTAAAAATTTATAACGAGGAGTAGGCTTATCTTCTTTTAGAGGATTGCCTTTATCATCTAGAATGTAAGAATGCTTATGGTGCTTGCATCTTTCATTAATAAATCGAGCAACAGAAAGAGGTATTGTCACTTTCTGATCATCTTCCAAAACTTGGCAGAAAGGTTCCATGCCTTTGTAATATTTTCCGTAAATTTTCGCTGGTTGACCTGGACATTCTATGTTGACAAATGTTCCTGTGACCATTTTATCTGTTTCTCGAGTCATTGCTTCGATCGAATCTTTATTCACAACAGTTCGATTGAGTCTCTTATGTACTGAAGAAGTGACATCTTTTGGTTTGATAAGTTTTGTCATATTTTTTCTCCTAAAAAGGTTGATTTGTTGTTGCTATGTTACTTGTAGCATCATCTAAAGTAGTTATATAAGTTCCTTGTAAAACTGAAGATGATGGCGCTGTTAATGGAGTTGGAGATGATCCAACTGGTATAACTTGAGCAGGTGTTCCTGATGTTGTGTTTACAAAAGTAGTGAAGCTGGTCGAATCGATATTTGTAAAAGGAGGAATTGGACTATTTATGCTGAATGTGGTCGTAGAAAGATTTGTGATTTGATTAAGAGTATTGTTAAGTTCCACCATCCCATGTACAACAGGTACAAGCAAGCGCACTGTTTGTCCTGTAGTCAAATTGTGATCAGTAGAAGTTGTAACTACAGCAGGATTTGCCTTAGTAATGTTGCTGATAGATATATTTGAAGGCGTGTAAGTCACAAAATTCACCTATAAAGTGGAGCGGAGATTTTTAGTCTCCACTCCTAAAAAGACGTTTTTTAAGCGTCTTGTCTCCATGCTGTCCAACTAAATACATCAGAGGCTGTGATGCCTAAAACTGTACTAGATGCAGTTACTAAAATGTTTGTTCCAACTGAGAAACCTTGGAATGCTTGATTAGTAGTCGCATCATCCAAAGTGTCAAAATTGTATTGAACATTAGGCAAGAAAGTAGTTGGTGTAGGCCCTGAACCAATCGGAATCAATCTTGCTGGGTTAAATGGCACTGAAGTCACTGCAGGCCATGCAAAAGCAGTGAAAGCAGAACTATCTACAGAACCAAGAGTTACTGTTGTTGCTGTCACAGCAGTGATAACAGCAGTAACATTATTAGCCTGCGTCATGCCCATTACAGAAGGAACGCTTACACGAACTTGTTGACCTACTGTTAGACCATGGTTAGTAGCAGTTGTAATAACCATAGGATTAGCAGCAGTGATACCTGTAATGGTAGTACGTTGAGGATAATAATAAGATGGGGTTAACACTTTACGCCATGTTGTCACTGTAGTGGCAGTAAAGTTTGCTGTGTTTGTATTGATTGGAATAGTTACAGTATTTGCACCTGTGACGGTAACTGTAAAAATAATTCCACCCAATTGACTCATAGCTGTAGCAGCTGTGAAAGGACCAGTAATCATAATCTGATCACCAGTTTGCAAGCCGTGAGCATTTGAAGTTAATTGTGCTGGATTTGCTTTGGATAAAGCACCACCAGTTACAGCAGCACCAAGAGTATAGGAATTAGTACCTGGAGAGGCAATTTGACCATTATATGGAGAAATACCATTCGAAGTAATAAGACCATTAGATACAACTGGAACCGTAGCCACGGCATTATTTGGTGCCATAGCTAAAACTGATGTAAGTGTAGTACCAAAATCAGTATTCCAATCCCATTGGAAACCAAGATAATTGGTTCCTGGATTCAATGCTGGAGGACCTCCTGTCATCGATGCAATAGCAGATCTATTGATCAATTGCACTTTTGTAGGAACGAACCCGCAATTAATATTTAAAGCACCTGGCAATGTTGCTGGGGCTGTAAAAGTCCCTTGTACCATCGCTCTTCCTGGAAAAGTCATAAATACCTCCCTTATGAGTGCGTTGCACGGAGATTGAACAACCAAGCGTCATTCAACAAACGTGGAACTTGAGCAAATTTATATGCACCCAATTGCAACCTTCTCAGAGGGTCGGTGGGCCCGCCTGGAGGTGTATAAATGAAGCTAGCTGTTGCTTGAGTTAACTCAACAATTGCATAAGCTTCTTGGCCTGTAACAAATATGTTATATACTGTATTGCCATTCAAAGATGATGCTGGACTTGTAGATCCTCTTGAGCTATATAAGAATCTAACATTACCAACAGAACCCCATTCAGCATTGAGTACATTCATATTAGAAGGATATTGAGCTTGGGAAATAAAGCCTGTTACAGCCTCCAAGTCATCAATAACAGCTGAATTCATCATACCCCAGAACGCTTCACGAACTGGAGCAGTACCAAATTTCAAGCTTCCTTCAATATTGTCACTGATCATCATTGCATCGTTACCAAGCAATGCTAAAACAGTAGCGTCAATATCGCTACGAGCTAGTTCAGTTGGGTTATCTCCGTTTGTACCACCTGTGCAGTTGATTACAGAGGCAGTCGAAGCCAACATATTACGAATTAGCTCATCTTCAGTTTCTCTCATGGACTGTGCCAAAAGAGATACTGTTTGATTCAAGACTGGGTCTTGGTTGATGAACATGACTTGATCTGTAATAGTTACATAAGTACCGTAAAAATCAAGTCTAGCATCGATATCGATGGCATTAAGTACTTGTCCTGGAGGTGTAAGACCTGAATCAGGAAGTGGTACTGTTGCAGTTGCTAGGTTCGTATAACGACGATATCTAGCAATTCTACCACTATTAGGTGGCAGTTCTTTTTTCAGAGCCATTTGCTTGTGGATCAGCTTTGGCATTGGACGTGACAAAAGTACGTTGTCAAACCACTGCTGAACTGGAGCAGGAAGGCTATTTGTTGTTGTGATTGTCATTTAAGAGACCTTAATTTAGGCCCCTTTAGCATACTTCTGAGACATCTCCCAAACTTCTGTTCTACTCATCTTAGAAAAATTATCTGCTTGTGATTTAAGTGGAGAGCCAATTGCAGCCCCGCTGACAGGTCTAGAAGCATTTTTCATTATCTTTTCAGCTTTTTGAGTATTTGGCTGTTTCATAGTACTTTCCTCATAAGAATCAGATAGTTTTCCTAGCTTATAAGCAGTTTCAGCAGGGTTTTTGGAGTTTTGAATCTGATATGCTAAAGCAGGATTATTTTTAATTTGAGGTAAAGCAAAGTTCTCAATCACATAATCATAATCGGAAAATTTATCACGCATTCTAGCTTCGTCAGATTGAATTGCTTGCTGTTGAGAATATTCCTGTACAACACGTTTTGCCGTTTGTTCTGCTTTCTTTTCAGAAAGTCTTTCAGCTAGCTTTCTAGCTTGGCTAACAGTTAGTACTTCATCAGGATCTAAATCAGCAAATTCATCTTTTTCTTCAACTTGAGGCTGGCGTGTTTGAATTGCCATTTGTTTCTTTAGCTCTTCGAGCTCAAAAGTTTGTCTTTTGATTTCCTCTCGTTGAAGTCTTAAAGCTTCTTGGGCCTGTGCCCAGTTGATTTCCGATTCACGTTTAGAATCAGCCTTAGGAGCTTCTTCTTGTGTTTGAATAGGCTCTTGAGATTCTGCAACCTCGTTTACTACTTCTTCTTGTACAACTTCCTCAGTCATACTTTTCTCCTTGTACTTGGCTCCAGTACTATATAGCCCAAAATGTGTTTTACGCCCGTTAACCTCGGCGACAGGTATTTCTAGAGGCATATTCGCCCCTAGAAAGAAGCTTAATCGGGCAAGAATCCATCATAATGGTATTTAATGCCGCTCTGATCAATGGAGGCAATCGTTTCAGGTACAGGCTCATTAGTGCCTCCTACAGCCCATGTAGGCCAATCCCCAGGTAGGGACCATTCAAGAGTAAGCTTTCCAGTTGCATTGTCGACGCCAAAAAGCATGCAAGACAGCATCATGGAAGGTTTCATGTCCATAGCCATAAGTTTAATCTTTATCACGTTTGGATTATTCGGCCAGGGCTTAGCATGGACAAGAATGTAATATTTGTTTTTCTTATCTTTGTACTTATCAATAGCTACTTCTAAGTCTTTCATCAGCGTTTTAGTCATAGCTTGGCGGGTTTCGCCAAGCTGCTGACCGGATGACTCATATGGGACTAAAATGCTCATTAGGCAATCTTGCTAAATTTTGATCGACCAAGTTTTCCAGCATCTTTTTTCTGCCATCCATTATTTAATTCCATATAAGAATTCCCACGCATGTCATTATCAGGAAATTGATGTCGTGTTGGGGAAAATGTTTCCTCATCAGACTCATATCCCTTATCAAAATGATGAGCACCCTCCATCATTGGGGGTCCACGATCTGGGTTTTTTGATCTAATACTTTTAGAATCATGTCCTCTATCTTTATGCATAAAATCCTCCCTAGGATTGGTAAAGAATATTTTTAACTCAGTGAAAGAAGGTAGCGTAAATAAATTTTTTTGTCAAATTTTTGCTTTACGCAGAAAGAATATCAGCGAAAGTCTTTTGATAAAGTTCTCCCAAATGAAAGATCAAATCTTCTGATGAGACTTGAGAAACGTCTTCATTTAGAATTTCATGAAGGGCATCATAGAATTTTTGAATACGCGCACCAAGGCGTAAAGAATCCACTTCTTTTTCTACTGAAAACATATGTAACCTATTGATGATGAATTATATAATGACTGACAAAAGCAATTAAACTTCCGAAAAATAAGATAACTCCAAAAAGTGCATTTGGCAATTCTTCGTCGTCCATGCCATGGATTTTAGCACTCAAAGCATTTAAGTGCAAATTTCAGTTATTCTATGAAAACATGTGAGACAGCGGGGAGTTACACCCACGTCATGTCAGGTATTCTTTTGTTATTCCCTGCGCTCGGCACTGTCTGCCAGCCTGCATTCTTCGGCTTCTGTCTCATATTTCTGTTTGTCGTTGATATTGCACAGGAAAAACACCTTCAAATTCAAAAAGTGCTTCTTTAGCCAATTCT